GGCATTCCGAGGGGTGTTTACACCCGAGCTACATGGGAAAGATTCTCATGTAGGGCGACTTTCCATCGCCTCCAAAAATCCAAGTATCCTGCAAAGGATGCTTGGTCATACATAGCGTCCCAGTACGGGGCGACACGTATGATCGTACGATAGCTTGGAGATTCACCTTGTTTAAGGGCGAGATCTATCTTGCTATTTCTTATGTATCCACCTTTGAATGCCATCTCTAGCCCCGAAGGGTTAAAGATGCGACCAGATATACGCTTGCCGCGTATACGAGGTCGATGTATGTCGCTCTCACGAACCTCCAGGTACGCTCTAACAGGTACATAACAACGGTATAAATATCGTTGCTTTTGTGCATGCCAAAGCGGCCCCGGAAGGAGATCATGAGAGAGACGTATTCCGGCATCCATACTCTCCCAGCGAGGGATAGCCAATTCCCTAACTGAGTCGTATAGATAACCGACGGTGCGAGGCAGGTAAATACCTGTTCGTGCCGACCAATCATTCAAGAGGTTAATGGCTACATATCGAGACTGCTGCGTAAGGAGAGATTTAATGTAAACCCCTCTTACATTGACTCCTTGATAGAAGTCAGCGCCGCAACTCTCTCGAAAAGGTCCTAGATCATAGGACTTCGTGTAGTTTACTCTGAACCCTAGGAGACCCAAAAGGCGATATAAGCGCCGAGTTACCAAACTCGGGCAGATTATATCATCCCCAAAGACGCCCCAGAGCGCAGAGTCAGAATCCGCCCTACCCAAATCAATGGATAGGGAGGAAGCTGCTGCACGAACCGCACATGAGAAGAGAATAGTCTGGAGAGGAAAGGTAAAACCGTTCCCCATCGTAGACATCATCTCTAACGTAACCTCGGAACCTCTAATCTTAGTTTTGGGCGTGCGAATCATGTGAAGAATATCAAGAAGATATTCAGGCAGGAAACGCTCGCACATACTAAGACTGAGACTATCGGAAGCACCTTCTAAATCGATTGTTGAAACCGATTCAGTCCGCGATCCGATGCAAGCGAGGTCCACGTTCATTTGTGGCTGACGAGCTAGGTCAATACCGAAGTACTGAGCTAAACGCATCTCCATTATCCGTCCGAGCCCAAGCTGAAAAATCATATTCAGGGAAGGCTCAGTACAGATAGAACGTGATATGCGACTAGTTTTACGTACGAAAGTAAGAGAACTACTTGAAGTATACCTTGGCGTACCGAACGAGATAAGCCGAGTTAACTCGGCGTCCCGCCAGTCGGTAAACCAATTCGCATACTCGATGTACAACTTGTACATCTCAGGTGACGTTGCGGTTAAACGAGACGAGAAGAGCTTCGTATAGAAGTCCTCCCCGTTTGCACCCAAGCTAGCCCCAGGTCCGCACCTACCATGATTTAAAATATCAAAATAGGATTGGACCAAAGGCTCGCCATCTGGGTAGAAGAACTGATCGATTTGTTTTTGAAACTCACCAACCAGGACCTCATCCAAACTAGAACCGCATTTCAACTGCCAGTTCTTGCAGAGTAAATTACTCTTTAAGAACTTTTCCAAACATTTATCGTCGGCGTCGGCCGCTGTCTCGTCTACAAGCTTTTTGTAGAAGGACCGCACCAAACGAAGACGACAAATGTCTCGGGCAGAAGCTCCAGGCCAATAATCAGCAACGTCGGACTGTAAGACAAAGTCCTTCGATGACTGATCATCACCATAGAGGTCATCTAACAAATAGGAGAAAAGAGCAACGGAAGATACTTCCATGGAGCCCACCTCTACAGCAAAGCTAACGCTTTAAAGGGTTAGTGCTACCGCAGCTTCCATCTCGGAACAGGTAATAAACCCGGCCCGGGCTAGAAGTAGGCAGATCACTAAGACAATACCACTAACAACGAGTCTTTCGACTCGTTTTCTGTCAGTAATGCGTCTCACGACGTGTTACAGCAGATTGTTAATGAGAGTGTCACCCAGACCAGCGGACTGCTGGCTCAGAGCTCCGATAAGGAGACTGAGTGCTGCACGGATGTCCTCCGGTTCCTGAAGATCGGCACCTGCTACGACACCAAAGTCACAGCGGAGTACCATCGTCTGAGGGTTCTGGTTAACGCCGGGGGCTGTCCCCTTGCGGACCAGAACGGAGTAACTATTCCGAGGTGCCTGAGGCATAACACCAGTTACGGGATTCACGTTTGGCGCCTGTCGAATGACAGGCGGACGTGAAAACGTAATGGTGAAAGGCTTCGATGCTCCATGCACATCCACACCAGTCTGAGTACCGCCCAAAGCGGTAACTGCATACTGTTTTGAATACGCGTTTGGAGGAGTATCTGCCACGACCGTATAGGTCGGGCTGGTAAGGCCGGTTTGGGCAGTGCCAGTGACCGGAGTCGTCAATGCGATGGTCATAAGACCCTCAAATTGTCACGGTTTATCGATTCCTTCGCCGAGATCCAACCAAGGCCCCGATGTTCAGCCATTTATTGGAAGAAACACCGGGAATCTTTATGTTGATATCAGAAATACCAACAGAGACATTACCTAGATTGGACCTAGTGAAGGCGTTGTTCTCAAGCTTAAAGCCAGAAAGATAGGCATACCCCGAGGAATTAGCACCTTCCGGATTGTGAGTAATGCGACGTAAAGTCACAGTACTACGCATCCGAGCGGTACGACATCCCCAGTGTAAGCCTAATGTCCCAAGGGACATAGAGTCGATGACGTCTCCAATATTGGAGAAATAATCAACTAGAAACGAGTACGGCAATAAGTTATACACCGTCGGGACGAAATCACTGGTGCCGAGGCCCCAGGTATCACGCCATTCGGATGCACGACTTGGTGCATGGTACTTTACAGCACCCTTATATCGCAGGTCTACGGCCCCCGTTCTACGGAGGTCGAAGTCATAGCGAAGACGTGGGGAATAAAATCGAGTATGCGACGTGTCTTCCACCGTTAATTCACGAGACCGGCTAACAGAAACCGGTATCGAGTAGAACGGGGGCTTACGCGCTGCAGCCTTGATCGCATCACCCACATCACGTGCTAAAGGGTCCCATCCGAATTTATACTCCAGATAGGTAGCACTGGCCACCTTCAACTTATCATGTCGACCTCGAGAACGTTTCTTGACGTCCTTTGGGAAGTCGGCAATGCTTTGACGAAGGGCCTGTGCAGGCCGGCGAATCATTCGAATCGACTCAGCAAGTTCGCCCAAGAACGTCCCGCCTTGAAAGGCGCGACGAGCTGAACGAACCCGTTGAGCAAACTCGATCTTCACTTCTGACTCTAAAGACGTTGGAATACCAGGTACCGCAAGCGGGAGACGCGTGCTAGGGTTAATTAAAGCCCCATTCGCTTCCTGCCAATCGCGATACTTCGGGTTCTGCGCGTTATCGTAGTCGTTGTGAGCCTTACCCGTTCCTAAGTCATAAATAGACTTAGAACCAGATGCAGGGGACGTCATGTTCCAGCCCAACCGCATACCATCGGACCATCCCTGTGTATCGACGCCGGTAAAAGCGTCGGTCCAGGTTACGTTCCAAAGGTTACCGGGTAGCTGGATAACAGGATCGTTCTGAATCTTCTGAGTAACGTTCACTCCGGCTCGCGAATAGCGAGGACTCGATTTGGTAGGCATTGTCTTTAGGTAGGACGCTTGAAGATCCTTGAAACGAAGGGGGTACGACTGGTCAGGCTAAAAGCCTAACCAATAGGACCCTCCTCTACGCCCAGCAAAAGCTGCGCGAAGGGGCCCCCGTGAGGGGGCC